AATTAACAACCGACAAATTAATTTCTAGATTTATAGTACAATATGTCTCAGCGACTTGGAATGGCCGATGGTCGATGCTTTACAGTGAACTCTTCAGCCCAGTTGTTCAACAACTATGTCATGAAGCAGAACAATATTACTTTTGAGGATAACTATTCTTACCGCCAGCTTCTCCAGAAGTCCGGTCCCGAACTCTTCAACAAGGTGCAGGTAGATAACCAGGGTGTGGGCCCTTGTGTAGACTGTAATAAACCACTCATAGATACATCGAAAATTTATTGAGCTAAATCCTGAAATTTACTTTATATACCCTACTGTAGAATGTCCACATGCTCTATATGCCTCAGTGAAGTCAAATCGACGAGAACAAATCCGCCGATTCGATGTGGGCATATATTTCATTCACACTGTCTACAGATGTGGAAAGATCAAGGTAAGAACACGTGTCCCACTTGTAGAAAAGTATTTGACGGTTCTCAATTTAGTATCGTAGTCACGATTCATAACAATCACACAGCAGCTGCAAACTCTGTGTCATTGAACGAAGATACCTTATTCGATGTATTGGACATGTTCAATATTAATTTTGACGTGGAAAACCAACCCGACCTAGAGAGTATTCTTGCCGACTTTGGGGTGGGTCTTGCCGACTTTGATTCCTCTATTTTTGACACAGAATGATCCACAGTACAGACTGTAATTCAGAGAAGAGTAATCCCTCGAACTTTCACGTGGATCCTTGATCATTTTACCACGGGCGTCCGTCAGGAGAGGACCCGTAGCCCAACCACGTTTATGACTGAATACATTTGCTTTGAATATGATACGCTTCCCAACCTTGAAACTTCCCGCTCTTTTTATTCGGGAGATGGGAACTCGGAAGAACTCCGCTACTGAGCGAATAGTATCACCCTCTTTGATTTTATATTCGATGACACCATGTTGCTTATAGAAATGGAAATCTCCCTGACGAATATAATTTGTAGGTCTTCCAGGTGATACAAACATCATAACTTTGTAATACCCCTTTTTACACTTTTCGTTCGCACGGGCTTTATAGACCTTTTTTGGGTTATCAGAAACAACGCGGTCCGCTAAGCCCTTACACGATGTGTAATTATGATTCACATTAGAAAGCCCTGATCGATCCCCTGGAATAGATTTCTGCCACCTATACGCTTCGTAGTCACCCACGGCGTATGCGTAGCAATTATTACTACTGATACCTTTCCCAGTAGACCATCTCCGATCTGTAAATTTTGGTTCGGAACCACTCAGGGGTAAGCCCTTCATCTTATTATTCAAATAGAAAAAAATGTGTGTATGTAATAAATGATTAGGGATATTGCCAAGTCTGAAAATCGCACGGATATGATTAGGGAGTTGCTACTTTACACACTAGCTCTTCTAATTACCACTTTCCTGATCCGCATTCTCTGGAATCGATCCCTTGTGAAGCATATAACTGTTCTCAAACCCATTAACACTCTCTCCGACGCTTTCATCCTCTCCATCGCTCTCAGTGTAGTACGAGGTCTTTAAAATTCAGTGTATCCGATACTTATCTCACCATCGGGATGAATGATATAAGGAAATCCAGTGATATTGTCACACGATTCTTCATTACAATTTATAAAGACGTAATGCCTCTTTGTATTGTTTAAATATTCCAGCTGCTTACGAGTCCATTTACACGTCATGGTCCCATAAACAGTCCATTTTTTAACCCCTGATTCAGTATGTGTGAAAACCTTTTTTTCACCCGTCTGACAAAGAATGTATATGCTTGCGATGATGAGTATTACAATCAATAACATTTTATTGTAAGTAAATATTAAAAATGTCATCGACTGTATTCACCATCGGAAATAAGAACGTCACACTCAAATACACCAGGAAAATGCCCCGTGGTGAAGTTGAACGGATGAAATCATTCGTCGCCAAGAATGGTGAGAAACTCATCAAGACTCCGAAGTTTAAGATACTCTCTGAACTCGACGAAGGTACGAAGAGGGTTTTTAAGGTTGACAAATCTTCTTTTTGAGCATATTGCGTTCATCATTTGATAGACCGTTCACGTACTTGTGTATCTCTCTCTTTTCCCTCTCAGCCTTATTCTTGGCCAAAGCCCTATCGTATGCAAACTTTCTGACAAATTCACGCTTCTTACCCTTTACATTGACGAAAGAGAACTTCTCCTTGAGACGAACGGGTGTGGGAGTCTTAGCCTTGGTAGCCTTGATGGCTTGAATCCTAGCATTTAACTTGGTCGCAGCCTTCTTCCTCACACTTTCAATATTCCTTGCGAGATTCATCAGATTCGAAGGAGACATCACTCCGTAGGGTGCGTTAGCCTTTGGGGTTGGACTGGCAGTCTGAATATCAGGGACTGGGTTAGGACGTGCAACACCAGGTCTCCTTCGAGGTGCGGGTTTGGCTTTGGGTTTAGCTAATACAGCTGCAGCCCTCTTAATCGCACTGTTCATCTTTTTCTTCCTTTCTGTAGTTGAAAGTTTGGGACTGGGGGTCTTAGCCTTGGCCTTAGGTGTCTTGAGCTTAGGAGGAGTCTTAGCCTTGGGAAGCATTTTGAGAGCCTCCGAGAGAGTCTTTGGTCTATTTCGTAATTTCTCACCAGTTAAGAATGGGTGCGTCAGAATAGTTTTGAAGGTGGGAAGATTTTTACGAAGCTCCCCGGCGTTTATATCCTTACGATAACCAGGCATCTTCAGACATCCATTTACGGTATACTTCCCGTTAAAATCGAGGAACTCTTTGTCAGGTATGAGTTCTTGGATGAAATTTTTAATGGCTCGCTCCTTAGCATTCCCCGGATTTCTCACCTTAACATAAATGATATACAAGAACCTATGAATATCATAGTAAATCGTACCTGGACGATCCTTGTATATACCCACGTACGCGTATCCACCACCGGACGTTTCTGGGTTTGGCATACGTTCAGACCAATAAGACAATCCAAAGTCAATGATATGCGCTTCCACACCAGCGTTTGTACGCTTATACTTTTGAGTGTCAACTTCCCATGTGTATTGGGTCTTGAGATCATTTGGATTAACCATAACATTACCTCCATGTAAATCGCGATGACGGAAGTCTGGAAATTTTTGGTTAATTCGGTAAAGATTATCAAAAACCTGTACGATTACAGACTTCATCGCATCAAGAGATGGATTAGTTTGCCACCACGAATTAAAAGACATACCATTAAGAAGTTCCATATAAAGAATATCCTTGGGTTTGGTTCGTTTTGCTGGTTGGACCAACGTACTATTCTTATTACGCACCTTTTTAGGTGTTTTATCTTGGATGGGGCACTTCTTAAAGAGGTACACCTCGGGAACCGCGAACTCCTTCAATTTTTGGGCAACCTTGAACTCAAACTCAAAAGCGCCATCGGTACTTTCCGATGTATCTATCTCTTTGTACGCGACATACCGACGACCGTTATCATTAATACTTCCACGGTATGTCTTACCAAAAGCACCTTCACTCAGTGGCTTACCCTTACCAATGCGAAGGGTGGGTGAGTTATACGCAGGAACCTTCAGGAAGTGTTCTGGAATACAAGCCCTCTCACCCCTGAGAAGTTTCTTCACCTGAGTGTTCATGTTACTATTACAATACATAATTTTGGAGTTTTCCTACGTATTCCCAATACTGATCTTCTGTAAGAATGCCGAGTTTTCTGAGACGCATGTAATGTTTCACGACCAGTTCAATGTTTGATCTCACCCACCTGATCGTTTCTAGATTGAGTTTTTGATTTTTATGAATATTCATACACTCGCCTTCATGAATAACTGCGTAACATGCGCTACACCCCCGGTTAAAAACCCTTGTGTCTCGACTCACACACACCTCGTCGAGGTCACATACCCCATCTCCGAACCACCCAACAATCCCTGGACCAAAATCTTCATATGTAGCATTTTCGTGTTTCAAGTTCATGAAAACATCTTTTGTTATGGTTCTCGGGATACATTTATCGCATTTGATTTCATCAATTTTTATCTGATCATCGAGTTTTAATTCTGATTTCAGATCCATGCGTTCGATACTCATTATACTATTCGTAAGATGATTGTTTCAACTTACGAGTAGGGTGTGAATTTGGAACGAGACCATTGGGACTCGGGAATTACTGGTCATCAACTTCCTCCTCAATCTCATCCTCCTCTTCAACGTCGACATCATCCTCGGGGAGATCAACGCCCTGGAAGGCGAAGGAGGGGAGCTTGGCCGACTGCTCGAGGAGAGTCTGCTGAAGGCGGATAGTCACACCGAACTTGTTATCGATAAACCAGATCTGGTTGAGGTCAACGATGGCCATACACTTCTGCCCCTTTTCAACTGTATCGAGGGAGACAGGCTGCTTCTGCATCGAGTACGCCTCGGGAACGAAGGTACCATCGGGCTTGGTGAGGATCTTGAGCTTGATGGTGGCGGGGTACTGTTCCTTACCAGGACGAACCATGGGCTTGTAGAGTGCCTCCTTGAGTACAGCGACATTGAAGTCCTTACCGAGCCACTCCTTGGAGTTGGCGGCGACAGTGTTCACGATGATGTCATCGAGTTCCTTGAGCTTGTCATGGAGCTCCATCGCTTCGGCGTTGTCTGGGTCAAAAGAAAGATCGAGAGAGTAGGAAGTGCGTCCAGTACCCTCGTCAGTAAAGGCGCTGAGACCATAAGGCGAGCGCATGAAGGGGAACTGAATGTAAAGTTTTTTGTTGTCACCAGCGTTGAGATAGACAGCCTTGCCGCCATTCTTGTTCTTACGAAGTTTCGAAAACTGCACAGAGGCAGGGGAGAAGTCGGAGGAGCGTTGGATAGTGAGGGACATTGTACTTGGTTATATCTATACAAGGTGGCTCGACTTTAAGTAGTTTTTTTTTGTTAATTTATAGTAACTACTTAATATGGGGTTATTTAAAGATTGTGGCTGCGGCTGTAACGGTAAAAAACAGCAGGATAAATTTGTCATCTCCATCATCTCCGCTCTCACGTTTTTCGTGATTGCCAACCCCGAGACGTTCCGTCTCGTCAGACGATTCCTGGGTTCTAGGATCGCTACCCCTACAGGTTGTCCCTCTACTTTGGGTCTTATTATTCACTCTGTCGTATTCATGTTCGTCGTATGGGGCATGATGAACATCAAGAAGGAAGAGTCGCCGTGTGCGAAGAAGAGGAGGGAAGCGAAGAGGGGTACCAGGACTATCATCGAGGCGCCACCCGCAATGGTCGATGCGGATGTTCCCCGACCTAACTTCTCAGAGCCTCAGGTGACGATGGGTGATAGTGGTCTCCAACTGGAACCCCAGGGTATTGAGTCTGCGGGTACCCTGTTCAATTAGTTTCAAAAATCTTCGTCAAAACCAATCTCATCTGATGTATCGTCCATTTTCCCGTAATCACCGACCCGCTTCTCGAAAAAGTTGGTCTTCCCATCCAGACTAATGTTCTCCATGAAATCAAAGGGGTTCTTTGAACCCCAAATTGGAGGCTGACCTATCTGTTTGAGAAGACGATCAGACACGTACTCGATGTATTCGGACATTTTTTCAGAGTTCATACCGATCAGGTTACATGGAAGTGCGTCAAGAATAAAGTTCTTTTCAATATCAACCGCCTCTTTCACAATCGAGTGGATAACTTCAGTCGATGGTTTGTTGCGAAGTAACTTGAACAACTCAACCGCAAACTCCTGGTGAAGTCCCTCATCTCGGGAGATGAGTTCGTTACTAAAACAGAGACCGGGCATGAGTCCTCTTTTCTTTAGCCAATAGATGGCACAAAAACTTCCAGAAAAGAAGATTCCTTCGACACACGCAAAGGCAAAGAGGCGTTCTGCGAAAGTCTTGGACTTGGTATCGAACCATTTAAGGGCCCAATTAGCCTTTTTCTCTATACAGGGTACAGTTTGAATTGCTTCAAAAAGTTGTTTCTTTTCCGCACCGTCTTTGATGTATTTGTCAATCAACTTGGAGTAGGTCTCACCATGAACCATTTCATTATGAGACTGATATGCATAGAACGACCGTGCTTCGGAGATTTGTACCTCATCAGCAAAGTTGTTGTTGATATTTTCAAAAACAATTCCGTCGGATCCGGCAAAAAACGCCAGGATATACTTTATGAATTTCTGTTCATTATCGTTGAGTGTTTTCCAGTCGTCCATATCCTTAGACAAATCTACCTCCTCGGCAGTCCAATTGGACATTTGAGCCTTCTTATAGAGTTCCCAGAGTTCGGGGTACTTCAGGGGGAAGACGGTAAATCTGTTTAGGGTAGGGGCGAGAATTGGTTCGTATTCATCTTCTATGTATTCTTGAAATTCAAAGTAGTCTCCGACATGACGTCCATCAATAGTTATTTGAGGGTAGGTTGCCGCCCCTGGACCACAAGCTTTCTTGAGTTCTTCTTTGTCCACCATGATTTTTTCGTATTCGAGACCCTCCGATTCACATAGGGTGACTGCGTGGTCGCAATACTGACATCCTTCCTTCGAATAAATACTAACTTTCATCTGTGATATTATCCCTGAATTTATTTTGAGCGAAAACTCTAAGCATGATTGTGCCCTCAGAAATAAACCAAGACGATATAGTCAAAGTATTAGTAAACGAAGACGGTGTAGAAGACGAAATGTACGGCATTGTCGCAATGAACACTGGTAACACCCTCGGCCTGAGATATCTCAACCCCACTGAACTTTTT